CGTTTGAAAGGTATAGATTTAAGTACTAAAGAAGCTCAAGCAAGAAGGAAATTATATGAGGATACACTAAGACAAAATTTAGAACTTGAAAAATTATCAAAATTATATCAAGGTATTGCTACAACAATAGAAACAGGTTTAGTTGATGCGATAGAAGGTGCGATAAATGGAACAAAAACTCTCGGAGATGTTGCTCGTAGTGTATTTACACAGATTCAAAGATCACTTATTCAGTTTGGTGTAAATGCTTTTCTTGGTGGACTTCCTGGTGTAGGACAGTTTTTCAGAGCGAATGGTGGTCCTGTTAGTAGTGGTAAAAGTTATATGGTTGGAGAACGTGGGCCAGAAATGTTTGTTCCAAATACAGGTGGTCGTATAGTTCCTAATTCAGATATGGGAAGTGCAACTAATGTTGTAGTAAATGTAGATGCCTCTGGATCTTCTGTTGAAGGTGATGAAGAAAGAGGTAGAGAATTAGGACAAATGTTGTCCGCAGCAATACAATCAGAATTGATCAAACAAAGAAGACCAGGAGGTTTATTAAGCTAATGGCTACTTTTCCATCAATTCAACCTACTTACAATGCTCGTAAGACTACAACACCAAAAATAAATATTGCTCAGTTTAATGATGGTTATCAACACAGAATTAAATTTGGATTAAATACAATTCCATATGTTTGGTCACTTACTTTTAATGTTAGTGAAGCAGATTCCGATGTTATAGAGGAATTTCTTGAGGCTAGAGCAGAAGATGGTGCTTCTTTTGATTGGCAGCCTCCTGGAAGTGGTGCTGCTTATAAATGGATATGTCTTAGTTGGAATAAAACAATTCCTTATGTAAATCGAGCTAGTTTAAATATGACGTTTCAACAAGTATTTGAACCTTAATGACTAGTCCTGTATCTGAGTTACAAAAAGTAAATCCAAGTAGTATTATCGAGCTTTTTCAACTTGAGTTAATAACTGCTATTCATGGTTCTAACACAAAATATTATTTTCATAACGGAGTAAATACTAATGAAAATAGCAATGTAATTTTTAATAATATCGAATATACAAAGATGCCAATAGAAGCTGAAGGTTTTGAATTTAATGGTAAACAGACTCCTAGACCACGTTTAAGAATATCTAATATATTAGGAACTTTTACAACAATAATTTTAACTTTACCTCAAGGATTAGAAGGAGCGAAAGTTACTCGTATCAGAACTTTAAGTAGATATATTGATAATGTTAATTTTCTTGGTGGAGATATTTTATTAGAAGATGGTAATTTCTTAGTGCAGGAAAATGGAAGTTTAATAGATATGGAAGCCGGTATAAATCCATTTGGTACACCTGATCCTACTGCTACATTTGATGAACAAGTGTTTATAATTGATCGAAAATCTACAGAAACTAGAGACATAGTTGAATTTGAATTAGCTGCTACTTATGATATACAAGGTGTTAGATTACCTAAAAGACAAGTATTACCAGCAGATTTCCCTGGAATTGGTACTTTTTTCTCATAATGTGGCGAGATGATGCACTAGAACACGCAATAAAAGAAGACCCAAGGGAATCGTGTGGTCTTTTGATAATTAAAAAAGGGAAAGAAGTATATTTTCCTTGTAAAAATTTAGCTTTTGATCCAAAAGATCAATTTATTATTGATGCAGATGATTGGGTAAAAGCCGAAGATGAAGGTGAAATAGTTGCTGTTGTTCATAGTCATCCTGTTACAAGTGAAAAGCCAAGTGAGGCAGATAGAGTTGCCTGTGAAAAGTCAGATTTAAAATGGTGGATAGTTCAACCTAATTTAAAACAATGGGGCTATTGTGAACCTTGTGGTTATGAAGCTCCTTTAATTGGTAGAACATGGGTTTGGGGTGTTACTGATTGTTGGAGTTTATGTAGAGATTGGTATAAAGAAGAATTAGGAATAGAACTTATTGATTGGATCAGACCAAATAATCCAGAAGATTTTATGAAAAATCCAATGTTTGAAGATTGTTTTGCAAAAACAGGATTCAGAGAATTATTACCAACAGAAGATTTAAGATATGGAGATTTATTATTAATGTCAATAAGTAGTAGCGGATTAAATCATATTGGTGTTTACTTAGGACAACAAACAGTTTTGCATCATCTACAAAATAGGTTATCAAGTCGTGATCTATTAGATGAATGGCTGTTAAAATGTATAGGTAAAAGGATTCGTTATGCTGCGTAAAATTAAGCTATACGGAGAACTGGCAAAGTTTTTAGGTCAAAAAACTTTTGAAGCTGAAGTCCATAGTGCTGCACAGGCAATAAAATTTTTAGTTGTTAATTTTCCACAGTTAGAAAAACATATGATGGATAGATATTATAAAGTTGCTGTTGATACTTGGGAGTTAGAAGAAAAAGAATTACATTATCCAAATGGACAGGAAGATATAAAAA